ACAACCACTGCCGCACTTCCAAGTACTCATCGTCACGGTAGTAACAGGTCATAGACGGCTTATGTTCACACCAGTAGTCCTGGTAAATTTCCCATAGCTCAAGTTGTTCCATTGCTCCCATCTCAGACGCTACCACAGCGCCTTCAGGAGACTTTATTGGGAAGGAGAATACCTTGGTACTAGGAGACATTACGTCGTCCTCTACGGGTATTCCTGCTGCTTCCAGTACTGTACACAGCGGGTCTCTAGCGTCTGCTCTGACTCGTCTGATGTACTGGTGTGCGTATCGTGGATGGATACCGCTAGCAGAATCCACCAGTTGACTAACAGTACCAGAAGGCTTAACGGCGGTGATAGCGCAACTAGTATTAATAGCCAGTCGGTCAGCCCATGATTTATTCGTTCTGATAGCCTCTTCACGTAACTCAGTAAGCCATGTCTTGAGTACACCTTTGTCTCTCCTTCCCGACAACGTCGGATGATCCATGATGCCCGTCAAGCTAACACCAAGTAATGCTTCCTCCTCTGTGTTGTTCTTCCATACCTTACGTAAGTAGCGGAAGTCCGTTAGGGTAGCCTGAAGAGTCCCAAGGATAGTTGCAACACGTACTTTTCGTTTGAGGTCTGACAACGTATCGGATGCCCTGACAACAACTTCTGATAGATTGCAGAACTGATAGGGCCTGAGGATGATTTCGCTACATGGATTAGTTCCAAAATCATAGGTAGCATCTCGTCGGTCGTTCTTTGCAGCTTGCTTTTGACTTGCGACTCTAGAGAACATACCTCGCTCTCCGGAGCGGGACTCGTATAGACTTTTCCACTCATTTAAAAACGCCTCAAAATCTGGCTTCTCTGTGTAACATGCGCTGTTATTGGCTAGACCACGTTGAGGATTGTCGATCCACCACTGGCCTGACTTGCATCGTCGGAGTCTATCGTCAGTGAGGTTAGACAAACTGATGAGAGCACTTCTACGCACTCCCCCGACGACGACGATCTGTGCAATCTTACAGCAGAGATCGTGACATTCGATTGAGGAGAGTTTACGTCCATGAGCTTCCCGAAAGACGTCAACGGTGAAGTTAAAGAGATCGACAAGAGGTTCCGGACCAGATGCTCTACCGCCGAAGGTCTTAAGGGTTGCGCCTGCAGGTCGTACTCCAGATACGTCCCACTTTGGAAGCTGACCCGAATAGAGCAAGCTAATAAGTTCTCTGTATGCTTTAGCCCAGCCAATTTTAGAGTCGGCGACGTGTATAACGGTATCGGTGTCATGAAAGTCCTCCGCTACTTCTGGTAGCTTGCTGATGTACTGACGTTCGACACTGAAACCTACGCCTGTACCGCACATCAGGACGTACATCATTTCGTCAAACGCTTTAGGGTGGTCGATAGGTAAGTAGGAGCAGTTAAACCCAGCGACATTGTCACGGTCCAGAGCTTCCCCTGCAGTCATAAGTGCCCGCATGGAGGGCATGACATCCAAGCTATGAATGTCTGAAAAGATGCCGTTGGCCTCCTCAAGAGTAAGCTTGTCTTTCTCTATCCAGAAGTTTAGGTATCTGTCGATTGTTTCTTCCCAAGTCTCCCGTCGCTGTTCCTCTGGCAGGTAACGAGCGTACCGTGACTTGTGAATGTATTGTTGATATGCGTCCATTAATTTTCCTTTTCTTCGTCTTCGAAGTATCTTTTGCAAAACACTTCCGTTACTTCTTCGTCTGCACAAATCAAAGCACCGTACATAGGTATACACTTCTCTTTTACATAGGTGTACGAACCGTAGTCAGCACAGACCCTTGTGTCAGGCTCAGTCACACACCCAGACAGGAGAAGCAGCAGAAGTAGTCGTTTCACTTGTTTATCTCCTTTATAAGCCTGTCGATGTACCAACGGCACTTGCGTAGGTCCTCCACGGGCTTGCCCTTGTAGTCATAGCGCCAGAGGTACTTCAGTGCGTTACCCTTAAGATAACCGTTGAACTCTTGTTCAGGCATGGACGCTTTAATTGCTTCGATGGCTTCGATTGCTCCCTTGTTGTAATGGTCAGGCTGCTCCACAGGGTCTACCTGCTTCGGCTTCCTAATAGACAGGTTGTTCAATGCTCTAACTGTGTCCCACTCTTCGGGAGTCGCGTCATCAATACTCATTCTCTTCTTCCTCTAGCTCTTGTTCAAACACATCCAGTCTGTTGATTAGCTTGTCCTCAAACCTTTCCAGTATCTGCTCTGAGGTTATCTGTAGGGCCTCCAGTAGGTCGTCTGGGTCAAAGGTTTTCAAGAGGCGTTCCTTAACTTCCTCTAGTGTTAGCGACATGATCAATCAACTCCTGTAGTGTCTCTATAGTATACCATAAAATGTTCTCTTTGTCACACCATTCTGACATAGTCATTTTAGCCCCCTTGCGTATCTTCTTGTTTGGCTGCATCAGTACGAAGACAAGCTCTTGTCCTGCTGGCAGACTATCTCTGATGCTGGTGTACTTCTTGGTGTCTCCGTCTCTAAAGTACCCCTTACACTCCACGAGAACACCAGAGGCGCTGTGAACAAAATCAGGACGATAACTGCGCTGAATGGTGTAGGGGACGGTGAACGGCTCATAGTCAAAACCCTTTAGTAGTTTAGAAACGTCTTCTTCAAATGTGCTACGAAAGCGTGATCTCCGGGACCTTCGGCTCATTGATAACCTCCGTTAAATATCTTGGACCTGAGGAGTAGGCGAAGGCGCGAACGGTAGGCCAACATACCTTTTTGTAGGAACAGTAGGAGCATCCGACGGCGAGTTTCTGGTTCCCACTCTTTCCATCGTCGATAGTGCCGTAGCATACGTCGGGTGGGGTTGGATGCTCCACTAGCTTTTTTACGTGGTCAATACGCTCCGTGATGTCGTAGCTGATTAGGTCATAGACAGGAGCCTGAGTGTCGTCCTGATCGTACAGGAGGTACGTCAGATGACCGTTCTGCTTGTCCATGGCTAACCATCCAAATTTAGAAGCACCTTCTGAATACGCGTATCCTTTAATTTGAGCCACGTAGCCAAATGGGTCGTCATAAGCCAGTGTACCATCTTTGAATTTCCTAAACCCATAAGTTGACACACTCTTAACGTCAGTAACAATGCCATTGATTTTACAGTCCATCGAACCTGTAATACCGTTAACTTCACACTTTTTCTGTTCATCCGTTACCTCATGACCTGCGGCTCTAGTTAGGAACAGTAGCATCTCCTCAATGAGGTGACCGTAGAGGAACTTGACATAGGTGTGACCCTGTATGTCGTCGGACTTCTCTACGTCATTGTAGACGTTCCAGAGATACCTGTCCTCGCGCCCAATATTGGACATACGTAGCTTGCGGTTGTCGCTTCGCTTCTCACCAAACTCCTTACGCATGAGGTCCTTGACGTTCTCACCGAAGAGTTCAATAGCAGACTCCAAGTCCACGCCTTCTGCTACTTCTTTCGTCTCCATCAGTTTATAGATGTCGTCTACCAATGTGTACACGCTCTTCATACGTTTACCTCAGTGAGTCTCTGCCCACGTTGTTCCAACTTTGTATTCTCCGTCAAGGGGACATCGGAGGTTGAACTCCACACCTGCCGCCTTGAGGCACTCCACTGCGAGCCAGCCATACTTCTCTGCTTGGTCTGCAGCCACCTCCGATTGTACTTCGTCATGTATGTTACCTATGAATTTATAGTCAAGTTTCCACTGTCGTGCGTAGTCGTCCAAAGTGACCAAGGCTTGCTTCATCACGATAGCCCCTGCCGCCTGAAGCAGTGTGTTCAGTGCAGCATGTTCAGATCGAACCCTAAGTCTACGTCCATCAAGTCCTGTGAGATAGCCTCGCCCAGATGCTCTAGCAACGCGGTCTCGTAAACTTTCAAGAGAAGGTGTATTTGATAGAAATCGTCGTTTAAGATCTGCGCCGTCCTTTGCGCTTCCTCCAACGATGGTTCCAATTTTTGCATCTCCTGCTCCGTAGAGGAAAGCGTAGATGAAAGTCTTAGCTTGAGGTCTTGTTTCCAGCCCCGCAGCCAGTTGATTTCTTGTGTGTATATCTTCGGTGAGGAGGACATTGGTAAACTCCTTATCGTCCATGTAATGTGCCAGCATTCTAAGTTCCAACCCAGAAGCGTCGAAGCCAACCAAAGCCTTCCCTTCAGGTACAGTCCAGCAGGAGCGACACTCATGCCCGTAGGGGCTGTGGCTTGCTGGGACCTGAGCCATGTTGGGATTCTGGTGGGTCATACGTCCAGTGACTGCACCGTTGCTAATGACACGGCCATGAACTCTTCCGTCGTCCTGCACATGTTCTAGCCATGAGTGGACCTGTGCGTATCTCTTTTGTAGCATCAAGTACTCACTAATGGACCTAGCCTCTGGCAGGTCAATGGTGTCTAGAACAGCCTCGTCAACGATGGGATTCCCTTTCTCCGTAACTTTCTGAAAGACGACACCAAGCGTCGATAAGCGCCTCGCAATCTGTTGTCTAGAACCAACATTGAATACCTCAACTCTATCTTTAAGGCGTTTACCTGT